TGTCGCAGGAAGAATTTGACCGGGTGCTTGAGAAGCTGCAGGCGTCTGGCGGCCGGATCACGTCCAACCCGTCACGGATTAACGAGCCGACCGTTGAGCAGCCTGTCGACGACTCTGCCTGGTCTGGGCTGAACGACGCACAGATTGCAAAGCTTCGAGCAATGAGCCCTGTAGAGCGGGCTGCTGAGCGGACGAAGCTGCAAAAAATGATTCTTGGCGATCGCGCTAAAGCTAACCGTGAAGCCAAGCGTGCTCAGCAACAAGCTGATGGGGAAAGAAGTCTTGAGCTCTTCAAGGACGAAGGCGCTCTGGCAGATGGCACGATGTCGGCAGAGGAATTCAACGCAAAATACGGGCCTGGCGCCGCAACAAGCGAAGAGCCTCCGTTCCTTGCGCCTAAACAAAGCGAGGTAGCCAAGGTCAGGCGCGAGCTTGATCGGGATGCGTATGCCCGCCAGGCAATTGCTTGGTTCGAAGCAAACACAGAGGCGCCGCGTGCAGTGTCTACGCCACAGACACCGCCAACAGTGCCGTTTAAGTACGGCCCGCCGCGTTACCGCAAAACAGTGCTGGAGTTTGAGTCGGGCGTTGATTACCTCATCTACAGCGTCACCAAAACAACAGGCCGTCCCTCTAAAAACAGGGACAAGTTTTTGCGCTACTTGCAGAACGACCTGGGCCTGCATGACAACGTGATCAAGGAGGCTGGTGCTCGCATCCGTGCTGACCTTGGCAGCAAGGCAACTGGCGATACCTACACCGTTCCTGACAGTGGCGTCTGGCGTGAAGGCGGGCAGTTGGCTGAGCTCCCTCCTGTCAGCAGCACCCGTGGCGCAGGCCAGCTGGGTCAGGACTACACAGGTCGAAACGTTCTTACGTCGCAAGAAAAGTCCTTGCTGTTGCAAGAGGCCACGCGGGTTGCAGGCGTTGACGTCAATGTCGAGTTTGTCGACAGGATCGAAGGCCAGTTCACTCCTGCCCAGGCTCGTGCTTACGGCGGCAAGAAGGGTCAGGCTTATTCAGCTTCAGGCATGTTTGTTCGCGGCCAGAAGGCAGCAGACGATCTAATTAAGATCGCAATGTTCCATAAATCGAACCCGCTTTCTTTTACTCGTACACTTGTAACCGCATATCACGAGGCATTTCACCGCCTACAAGATCTTTTTCTGTCAAAGGGTGAGCTACAAATTCTTCGCAATGCAGATAACCAGATTCGGGAATTAGCGGCGAAGACTGTCCCAGAGCAGGCTCAAGCAATACTAAGTGGGCAAATTGGAAGCAAAGAAGTACAGGCAATGGCCTTTAGTGGCTGGTGGAAGTTTGGCGACAATTACCAAAAAGCCACTTGGGCACAACCTTTTGCCAAGATTTCGCAGATCGCAGAAGCTGCTGGCAATTGGCTATTAGGCCGCGGTTATCAAACTTGGGACGACGTATTTGAGAACGCGTACCAGGGCGACATTGCAGCGCGGCGCGCAGAAGAAGGCATGGAGCTGGAGCCACAGCTGGCTGTGCAAATGCCTGACCCTGATGACGTCTCGCGCAAGATTGCTGAAAACATGGAAGCCCTGAAGAAGGGCGACATCACAATCGAAGAGCTGCTGCAGGACGACATCCGTCGCTATGCCAGCCGCAGCGGCAAGACCCGGTACATCGAACTAAGCAACGACGAGCTTGCTGCTTCCTTTGACGCTGTGCGTCGTGGCATTTCTGGCGACTTCTTGGACCGTGCTGACTTGACTGGTCGCGACACATATACCGACGAGCAAATTAACGGCAAGGCCATCGAAATCCTGAGCGAAACAGGCGCTGACCCTGACCGCTTAATTGAGATGGCAGACCGTGCTTTGCGCGGAGACTTGCAAGCAGGTGACGACCTTGGCTCTATTAGGGCAACACAAATCCTGCTGGATGCTGCCAACAACGACGCAGCGATTGCAGCAATTAACTACACAGGCGCGACAACTGCAGCGGATAAAGCGTCTGCGGCAAGCAAGCTGTACGCCTCTATCAATGACTCGCTCAAGATTGGCGCGGCATACGCCGAGATGACGCGAGTGGCAGGCCAGCGCTTGCGCATTGCCCAGATGGATGCTGACCCCAACATCCTCAACTCCAAGCTGATTCCTGGCGTCAACTTGCAGCACGCCACGACAGAAGCGGCAGGCAAAGCTGCACTTGCAAAAGGTTTGCAGCCAACAGCTGGCCCTCTTGGCGACGGTGTCTATTTCACGGCAAGCACTAGCGGCTACGAAAACATGCCTGGCTACGGCGGCGCCTTAGTTGAGGGCACGCTGCAGAAAGACATCAAGATCATGGACCTGCCGTCCATGGACAAGGATCTTGCTGACCTGCTCAACGACCTTGACTTAGGCCGCATGCGGGAAGGACCCAACGGCCTTGAGCTGACGCCTGCACAGAAGGCAGGGCTGCAGGACTACGTCACTGGCCTGGGCTACCAGGGCCTGCGGCACGAGCCTGAGATGATCGGTCGCCAGGGCGGGCCGGTTGACGAAGTTGTTATCTACGACGTCAATGCTGCAAACCGTGTTGTTGGCTCAGAGGCAGAAGCCGTGCCGCCTAACCAGCCAGGCAAATCAGCGGCAGAGCAGTTTGTCGAGACGACAGCTGACGCAGGCAACATGCTTGATCGGGTTCTGCCTGCAGAGGTAGTCAACGCTGTCAAGCAAAACCAGTCGACAGCAAGCACTGACGAGGTAATGAAGGAGCTGGCTGAGGTTGCCATTCAGGCAAAGAACGACAAGAAATATCAGGCCAACATGCTCAACTTCATGCGTGATGCTGCGCCTGGCTCAGGCATTGCGCAGAACATCAGGCAGTTCCATGTCATGTCGATCTTGGCTGCGCCGCGGACCTGGTGGACGATGTTGCTGGGCAGCGCGTTTAGAGCGGCCACCATGCCACTTAGCACTATTTTTGGCGGCGCTACTGATGCAACGCGCCTTGCCGCAACAGGACGATTTGCCGAGGCGAAGGCTGCTACGCAAGCCACTGGCCTGGGCTTCCGCATGTACGCCAAATATGTTTCCAACCTTGGCTACGCATTGCGGCTAACCGGCTCGTCGTTTGTTCACAACGAAGCCTTTGTAAACCTGGGCGTCGACTACATCGGCATGGATCGCCGGCTTGTTGATGGGCCTAAACAAGGCAACCTGCAAGACATACGGATGGCTGAGATTGAAGAAGGCCAGTGGTACATGGACCGCAACAACCCAAACTTTGTTGCAATTGCAGTTAATTACATTCGCAATGCAACGCCACGGTCGGTGACAAGAGACGCGACTGGTGCTGCAGCACGCGGCATAAAGTTTGTTGTTGGTCGTCCGATCTCAATGATCGACACGTTTATCAACGGCCTAGTCGGCCCTGCAGCTGAATGGGCGCGATTGATGGATGAGCAGCTGGAGCACGCAGTGCAGACCGGTGTTGGCAAACCTGGCTCTAAAGAAGTATGGGATTACGCCAACGCTGAGGCGGAGCGATTGCTGCAAAAGCAATTCCGTGACGTCACCATGCCTAACGGCGCCGTAATTAAGAAAGGAGCGCTAACTGGAATTCACGCAAAGAACGTGATGGATTACGTCAACTTCACTGACCCGTTGGACATTGTGCATGAGCCACGCACATATCAAATGGGCATCCGCAAGGCGCGGCAAAAAGGTTTGACTGACCAGCTCGACATTCACAACAGCGCGCTTGCTCACATGAAGAGCGGCTATGAGGGGCGCCCGGCGATGGCAGCGCTATGGGCCCCGGCTCGCATGGCCGGCAAGTTTGTCAACGACCATCCGATAGCTGGTGTGATCTACGCATTACCGCGCGGGCCAGTTGACATTCTCAAAGCAGCCATGCGCATGACACCTGGCGGTGGGTTGCTGACAGATACGCTCTGGCGCGACTTGCACAGCGAAGACAAATTTACGCGGTACAGAGCCGTTGGAGATGCAGCGCTTGGCACGTTTGCAATGGCAAGCGGCTTGATGCTGCTGCAATCTGACTACATCCGCGTCACTGGATTTGATCCAACCAATTGGCGTGAGCGCTATACAGGCGCAAAGGCTGAATACACTGGCTATCAAGGCAGTTCAATCTCATTTAGAATTCCTGGCACTGATAAATTTACGCCGCAATTTAGGCTTAGTGCGTTAGATCAACTTGCCACAATTTTTGGCATACTTGGCGAGTACAAAGAGATGGTTGAAAACGTACCTTACGAGCAAGCTGAAACAGTTGCTGCGCAAGTGCAAGCGTCAATTTGGCATGTAGCTCGGGAGCTTGGCCCAGCTAAATTTAACTCACAAATACTTGAGCCATTTCGTCGGCTCATTGGTTTGTACTCTGACATAATTGAAAACAGCAGGCTTGGCAAAAAAGAAGGCAGAGTAAATGCAGTTACCAAATACATTTCAACCAACTTGCGTGCGTTTATGCCAAACACGTTTTCTGCCGCACGCGTTGGCCCTCAGCTCAAACCACCTGGTCCTGCTACTGACAACCCCTTCCTTGCCATCCCGCTGCAAACCTTGCAAATGATGCGCATGCGCTTGCCTGGCGCAAGCGAAGAGTTCCCGCCGCAGCGTCACCCATTTACAGGCGCACCTATTCCTATGCCGCAACCACTGGGCTTGAACTTGATTCCTGAGGATCAATGGTTCTTGCGCAGCGCTTACAACATGTTCAGCCCTACAGCTGCGTTCCCTACTCGGGTGCTGTCTGACGATCCGATCGACGTCGAGCTGCGTCGTCTGTATGGCCAGGGCTCCATGGAGACATGGTGGTCTGACACTGCGTTTGGCCCAGAGCTGCCTAATCGTGTGCTGTCTCCGCAGGAGCTCGACCGCCTGGAGGTGCTTGGCACTCAGGTCGTACGCATGAAAGGCACTACGCCACACCCTGAGGGCAAGCTGTTGGCCGAAGAGATCCGCGATCTTATTACTAAGGACATCACCTACAAGGCAACGCCAATCGGTGGCAACCCAGAAGACCGCACGCGTCCTTCCGAGGACTACCAATCAGTGCGACTGACCAGAATTAAAGAGGTGTTCAACAGATATGCCAGAGAGGCAAAGCTGTTGCTGGAAGAGGAAAGCCCAGCGTTAAAAGCAGAGCTGACTGAAGCCAGGCAAAGACGGGCTGACAATGCTTACATAAAGGGCAGGACATCACTTGACATCCAGCGTGCTGCGCCTGCTGGAGCCCAAACCTTCATTGACGCACTGAACTGACCATGCCCTACGCATACAACGTCTACACCGGCAATGGCAGCGCCACTCAGTACACCATCTCTTTTCCGTACATCAGGAAAGAGCACGTCAAAGTCTTCGTTAATTACGTCGACACTACCTTCACCTTTGCCAACGACACCACAGCGCAGCTGTCGTCGGCACCTGCCAATGGCGTACGGGTGGAGGTACGTCGAGTTACGCCCGCTGACAACGTCCTGGTCGACTACACCGACGGCTCAACGCTGACGGCTGCTGACCTAGACACCAACGCACTGCAGCAGCTCTACCTTGACCAAGAGCTAGACGATGCGCAGAAGCAGGTCGTCACGATTAGCAGCACTACTGGCTTGCCGACGCTTGGCAACCAGCGGCTGACCAACGTATCTGACCCGACAGGGGCGCAGGATGCAGCCACTAAGAACTACGTCGACACAAACTTCCAGCCGGTTGACGCTGAGCTGACTGAGCTGGCGACCATGTCGTCTGGCACTGCCAGTGCGTTGGCGGACCTGACTCAAACAGAGACACAGATCCTTGACGGGGCGACTGTCACCACAGCAGAGCTAAACACCCTTGATGGAATTACTGCGTCCACAGCAGAGCTCAACAAATTAGATGGCGTTACCGCTGACACGGCTGAGCTGAACAAGCTGGACGGCGTGACTGCCAGCACGGCTGAGATCAACATCCTCGATGGCGTTACGGCAACTGCTGCTGAGATCAACAAGCTTGATGGGGTTACTGCGTCTACGTCAGAGCTAAACACGCTTGATGGCGTGACTGCGACAGCTGCAGAAATCAACAAGCTGGACGGTGTCACTGCAACAACGGCAGAGCTGAACTTTGTCGACGGCGTCACCTCTGCAATTCAAAACCAAATTGATGGCAAGCAGCCTCTGGATTCTGAGCTGACAGAGCTGGCCACGATGCAGAGCGGCACGGCATCTGCCCTTGCTGATTTGACTCAGGCAGAAGTGCAAGTGCTGGATGGCGCAACGCTCAGCACCGCAGAGCTGAACAAGTTGGACGGCGTCACGTCCACCACTAACGAGCTCAACATTCTTGACGGCGTTACTGCAAATACAACTGAGCTAAATGTCACCGACGGCCTAACTGCGTCTACAGCAGAGCTAAACCAGCTTGATGGTAAGACAATCAGCAGCACGCTGACACCTGCCAACGCCAACGACATTCCAACCAGCTCAGCAGTCAACACGTTTGTGTCTGGCTTGCTCAACGCCCTGGGCGGCT